CTGATATACACAAGAAAGTTGTAAAATGAATTTTTGAGGGAGGTGAGGGAATGGCAAGACCGGCAAAGTCGGCGAAGGTTCTGACGGACAAATCGCAGACGAAGGCGGAAATAAATATGCGGTCACAGATCGAGGATGCTGTCGGGGGCGGTGCGGATAAACTTGTTCCTCCCGAGAGGCTAAATGAGAGACAGCAGCAGATCTTCCGGGGCGTGGTGGAGCTCATGAGCGGGGCGGATATCCTACGGAACGGTGATGTCGAAATGGTCGCCCGTTATGCGTTCTGCCTGGACAGGATCATCTGCATTGAATATGACCTGAATGAAAATCACGATATGATGTACGACAAGGATGTATTATCCGCGTATAAGAATTTCACGCAGATATATTTCAGGTGCTGCAATGAGCTGTCGCTCAGTCCGCAGTCCAGGGCGAAGCTCGCTATTGCGGGCGCTTCCGGCAAGAATGAAAGTCTTGAAGCAATAAAACAGATCATCGGCGGAAAGGATATAAGCAGCGGGTGAATACGGTCATAAGTGAGGTGCTATATGAAAGATTATCCGTTTGAGTATTATTGCAAGTGGTGCGGAAAGCCTTTACGGCGTGATGATCCGCATGAACAGGGTTTAACCGTGGATGACGATATGTGCTGTCCGCGGTGTGAGCTGAGCGGCAGGATCAGCAGGGAGGATATGAGGGCTTTTATCAGAGTGGTCAGCTTTTACAATGCTTTTTATTCACACAGTTGAGGTGGAATGAATGAATGATGATATCATCGGGGAGATCGAGCGGTTCCTTCTCAGTGAGAAGATCAGGGAGATAAAGAAACGAGGTGAATATTTCAGGCTCAGGTTTGCATACTTTGACATCATGGAGAAGCAGAGGGAGCTCGAAGAGAGATATAATCACAATCATGACAGCAAGGGGCGGTTTACGTTCAGCAGCGGCGGCAGCAGTAAACCGGGATTGACAAAAGTTGCTTCTGGTGCTAAACTTAAAGGTGGATATAAGCCTTCGGATATAGAAAAAGCCATTAGGCAGAAAAGTCGGAATTTTGTTACAAGAGATATCAATAATCCTGAAAGCTTATATGGTGAACTAATTGAAAAAGTAAAAGTTGACTCGAAATATTATGATATAAGATGCCACGGCTCGAATGACAGCGTGAAAATATTTGACAGCGTGATTGATGAATATGAGCTTGGCAGGATTATCGTGATGCGTGGCGATTTTGACGAACGTCCGATACTGCTTCTTGCTTGTGAAACGGGTAAAGGCGAAAATTGTTTTGCTCAAAAGCTTGCAAACATTATGGGAGTGGATGTGTATGCTCCAACAGAAATAATATGGGCTTCGAATTCAGGAAAGTATTCTGTTGGAACAAACAAGGACGCAGATGACGGGAAAATTAAAAAGTTTACTCCCGATAAGAAAGGAAAATGATCATGTATATATCTAAATTAGGCGATAAGGATATTACATATGATAATGTGAGAAGGCTTTGTCTTGAGAGAAAATATGTATCAGACACAGGGCGTAAGAAGATCATAGAGTATCTCAGAAAACGTGAATTTGTTACTGTGGCGAGTTCAGCTCATGTATACAATGTTTTTGACAAGTCCCTTTCTGATGATTATTGTCGCATAGGGTATTCAGACGGAGTTTATGAATGGTCTTCCGAGGAAATATTCTATTTTGATAAGTACAATCTTTTGCTCGATATGGATTTTATTCAATATGTGCTGGACACGGAGAGAGGGAATGAGGGATAATGTTCAGTTAAAAATGATTATGGAGATTTGGCGGAATGAAGATCAGAGAGTTGGCAGATTTCAGGGTGAAGCAGTGGACTATGAAAGACTTTGTGACTTACATATCGCTGCTTACAGCATATCAGAAAGGCTGTATACGGGAAATAGAAGAGGATGAATGTGTAGATTCACTGATAGGGCTCAGGCCTGCCGAATTTGATATGTTTGGTGACGGGATGGGGTATCATCTGGGACTGACTGTATACATACCATTGTCTGCGATAATGCAGGAAATACAAAAATGCGCTCCTGAACTGGACATGTCAGAAAATGATGTCATAGTTTCTATGGACAGATTATATATGACATCGTGGTATGAAAAAAAGCGAAAACCGTATCATGTTGCAATAGGGCGTATATTTGCTTCTTTTAGCACAATAGAACACGAAGACGGAACAACTGATAAGCTTTATGATTTGGATGCCAGGGCTTTTGAAAGAGCGAACAAAGCTATTCGGCATGAGTTGGCCAAAGCGAAGATCGCGGGCATTGAGGTCTTAACGACAAAGCATGGTGCTGTAAAAGCATGGAGGTTTACAAATGATAACAAGTCTTAATGCTACAATGTTGATGATGGGGTCACCCGATTACAAGGAGCGGTTCAGGGCGGAGTATTATCAGCTCGTGATCAGGTACAAAAAGCTGAAAGCAATGCTCTCAAAATGGGACAGGGGCGAACTTGACTATACACCGGCATGCGGCAGAGGGGTCTACAGTCTGCAGGAAAGTGCAATGCTGAATTATATGGCGGTGCTCGAAAAGAGGGCGGAGCTTGAAAACATCGAGGTCGACCGTGATTATGTGTGGATCGGTGAGGAATAAACAACAAGGTCTGACAAGATATAACAAGCTTCTGACAAGCGGGGTATAAAATGAGTGAATGGATAAGCGTTAAGGACAGGCTGCCGGAGAAACATACAGAAGTGCTTGTATATCGTGGTGTATCATTCATAAGCAAAGGCAGGGGATACGATGTATGGATGTGTTGGATTTTATTCAAAAGATAATAGATATGTCTGTTGAACGGTTCGGCTGTATAAAGGCTTTGCCGATGTATATAAGCACAGGCGGGGGAAAAGCGTATTTACTGGATGATATTGAGATAGCTACCGGGGGATGTGTGCTTATTCTGAAAAGTGATGTATCAGAACACGACAGGGATAACGAGTTCAAAAATTCCAACAAGGTCGAACTATGTGTGGATCGGTGAGGAATAAACAACAAGGTCTGACAAGATATAACAAGCTTCTGACAAGATATAACAAGCTTCTGACAAGCGGGGTATAAAATGAGTGTGCAACAAGACATCCCGATCTTGAGGGTGATTTTTGAAATAAATTTTCGTGAGATCTTTATCATAATCTTGACATTTTTATAATATATGATATAATCAATAATAAATAATATTCAAAAAAAGGAATAGATTGCAATATGGAATTACCTGACAGACTGATCAATAAAGCAAAAGAAGCTTTTATTTTGGCAATTGAGATCTATAACAAGCCTTCTATACGTTATCGTGTTGAAGGATTTAGCTTTTTTATTTGTAATGCATGGGAGCTGATGTTAAAAGCTCATATGATAAACAAATTCGGAGAGAGTAGTATCTATTATAAAAACAATCCGGAAAGAACACTTTCACTTGAAAACTGTATTCAAAAGGTCTTTACTAATGATAAAGATCCCCTGCGCAAAAATCTTGCCAAGATCATAGAACTTCGTAATATTAGCACACATTTCATCACAGAAGAATATGAAATGGTTTATATTCCACTTTTTCAGGCATGTGTTTTTAATTTTATAGAAAAAATGCAGGAATTTCATGATATCGATATGTCGGAAATTATTCCTCAAAACTTTTTGACACTTTCGGTCAGCATCAATTCATTAGATATAAATGCAGTTCGGGCTAAATATCCGCCGGAGATCGCCGAACGTTTGATTTCAGCAGAAGCATCTTTAACACCGCTTATTAAGGACAATAATAATCATTTCGCTATCCGTGTAGATCATTTTCATTATATTACCAAAGATGAAAATAAAGCAACGGCTAAAGTTAAGATCGATAAAAATGCTGATACTTCCGCTTTAATAATAAAAGACATTAGGGATCCTAACGATACGCATAGATTCAGATGCAAACAATGTTGCGAGGAAATTAACAAACGACTTGCCAAATCCGGGATAAAAATACTACCGAACGATGAATCTCAACGATTTACATCTTATCATTTTGACTTATTTTGTAAATATTATGACATTAAAAACAATAAGATGTTTTGCTATACTTATAAAGTTTCTGCACAACCTCAATACAGCTATTCTATGCAAGCAATAGATTTCATTTTTGAAGAAATAAAAAAAGACCCTGAACATATAATTCAGAATCTTAAAATCAGGTTAGGAAAAAGAAAAAGTTAACCCCAGGGGCGAAGGAATTCTAAGCACAAAGCCTACTCCCATTCGGGAACCCAGCCAAATCCTTCACGAGTTAACTTCTTTAAACTATTTTATCATAAAAATATCAATATGTCAACCTACTTCATTAATGTTTGTACAATATAACCAAAATACAATATTTTAACTGTGAGACTCACTCAGCGCATTGCAGAGGGATAGCATTGAAAAGCTTTGTGGTGCTGTGGTATATCATTTCATTGTCCTGTTTTGGTAAAGCAAAGTCAAGTCCCGCAATGGTTTTGCGTTGTTACATATCGGAATGCAGAGGCAAAGCAGGTTTGAGTTGTGCAATGTCGGGGTGTGGCATTGTCCGCAAATGGCTTGACGAACATAAGAAGTAAAGAATTGACAGACCAAGCCTATGCGAAAACCCCCGAGTGCCAGCTCGGGGGTTTTCATTTTGTGTCCATAATGTTTGGATCTCATCGTTTCTGAGTATATTTTACACCATTTTGAGGGAAATGTCAAGTGGGGCGGGGAAAATATTGAATGTTAAACAAATGTGAATGTCGAAAAAGGACGGGGATATTTGGGCAAAATGTCAATTGAATGTCACTATGAAATGTGGTAAACTATAAAGTAGAAAAGTATGTAATTTCCATTTATCTCCGCTTGCTTTGGGCACATATCACAAGGATATGTGCCTTTTTGCATGGGGAATACGGCGTATCCGTCAAAGGGATGCGCTTTTTTTTATAAGGAGGAAAGCAAATGAATGAGAAGGCGCTTATAGAGGAAAGAGAAGCACTTGCAAAAGAACTCGATGAGATCAACGAAAAGCTCGCGGAGGAAAAGAGAGGCTACACTCCCGAAGAGACCGAGAAATGCAATGAGCTCGTCGGCAAGATAAAGGAGCTCGATGAGGCTATGCAGGCGCAGGCGGAACAGCGCAGTGTTGTTCTCGCAAACAAGGAGACCAAAAACGAAAAGAACGTGGAGACAAGAAGCTACGGCGATATCATGAACGATTTCGTGAGAGGCAAGGCGGCTCCCGAATACCGTGCGAATGAGACCACTCTTGCGGCGAATTCGTCCGTGAAGATGACAGAGTTCTCCGATGACATCGTGAAGGCTGTTGCGGAGATATGCCCCATTGTCGATGAAGTGTCCACGATAGTATCACAGGGCGACTACAAGCAGATCATCCAGGATGAGGACTACAAGGTATCAGGTGCGTATGTTCCCGAAAAGGAGAACTTCACCGTTACGGAAAGCAGATGGAAGATCAAGACTATCGGCAAGTATAAGTATGGTTCGACCTCCGTCATCACACTTGAAATGCTCTATGAGGCTGCTTTTGATGTGATGGGCGAAATAGATCAGCAGTACACCCTTGACTTTGCAAAGAGCTTCGAGAAGGGCATAATCAAGGGCAGCGGCTCCGGTGAGCCTGAGGGTCTCCTTACAGGCGGCACAGGCATGACTATCCAGTCCCTCAAGGCGGATGACCTCATCAACGTATATCATTCCATCAAGTCCGCTTACTACAACAATGCAAAGTGGATAATGAACAACAACACTCTCTGCACTATCCGCAAGCTCAAGGATGCAACGGGCAACTATCTGTTCCACCAGGGCGAGCTCACAAACGGCTATGCGGGGACTATCCTCGGCAAGCCCGTTCTCGTTTCCGAGGAAATGCCCGATATAGGCAGCGGCGCAAAGCCTATCCTGTTCGGCGATTACAGAAGGGCTTACAAGCTGGTGAGAAATCCCGGCATAATCGTTTCGCTGCTCCGTGAGCTCTATTCACAGATCGGCGCTATCGGCGTTCAGGGCATAATGTGGATAGGCGGCGCTCCTATCAACAATGAGGCTTACACAACTGTTACAATGGCATAAGACAAGAAGGGCGGGGAGCGTATGACTGTTTCGGAGATAACGCTTGCTGAGGTCAAGAACAGGCTCAGAATAGACTACGACACGGATGATACGACTGTTTCCGCTCTTATGGCTGCGGCACGGGCGATGATAAGGGACAGGACGGGACGGACGGATGCGGAGATAGACGAGTTCCCGCAGGCGTATCACCTGTTTATGTGCATTTGTCAGCATATGTACGACAGCAACGACCTGACCTGTTCCGACACTCACCTTGACAGGGCTGCACAGTGCATAATCAATCAGATGATGACGGCGGAAGTGGTGCTTGCATGAGACCCGAGAGCTTGAGAGATACCGTTACATTCCGGAAGACTTCCGATGAGCGCAGGACATGGACGGATGTTATATCTGTCAGGGCGTATATAAACGGCGTTTCCGGGAATGAATTCTATATGGCGAATGCGGGGTCTGAGGCGGCTCTGGTGGTGACTATCACCTGCAGGTATCAGCCTGCACTGATGACGATAGACCCCACAAAGTTCAGGGCTGTCGATCAGAGGGGATGGATATATGAGCTCATATCTCCTGCCGATGACAAGCAGAGCAGGCACAGAGAGGCAATATTCAGGGCACGGAGGATTTACAGCGATGAAGAATGATCTCAAGGAGCTCCTTGACATACTCACAGGGCTTGAGATAAAGCACATAAGACATTCATTCACGACTATGCCTGCGGATCACAGGTTCGCTACATGGTTCATACCGAATATGAACTTTGAGGGACACGATCTCAGGGCGGAATACTACCGCTACAAAGTCGAGATACATCTGTTCTTCCGCAAATACATGGATGATACGGACATTGCCGTTGAAGAGGAATTCGAGGAGCAATGCAGGGATGCGGGGAGCTTCGTGAAGTTCTCCGGATACGACAATGAGAAGGATATTTTCTGGTCACGCTATGAGTTCGTGTTCCAGGAAAATTTTAAGGAGTGAATACAATGGCATTTGAAAACAGGCGCAGGACTACATACGGTTCCGGTACTGCTTATATACTTGACCCTACGGGGATAACACTTCCCTCGACAGAGGCGGAGTTCAAGACCTTCGTTGAGACCTACTGCACAGAGGAAAATCAGCTGGGCTTTCTCAAAAACGGCATAACCTTCACGGTGGACACGGAGACACTGGAAGATCAGCCCGATCTGGGTGAGATGTCCGTAGCACTCATCACCAAGGAGAACGGCACGGCGGAAACTGCGGTATTCAACGTGAACGGTGAGACCATATCCCGTGTATACTGCACGGCAAGACAGGACAACGGCGTTACAAGGATAGGCGGTCTCTCGGGCGTTTCACAGGATCCCAAGCTGTTCATCTTCGTGGAGGCTACCAAGCAGCAGGGCAAGCAGGCGGTCATCATCGCATATGTGGTAAATATGAGCGGCTTCACACTGGTATGGAAGCCTGACGGCGTTGAGCCTTTCAGCGTGACGTTCAAGCTCACACCGCTCAATGCGACAGGCGAGCTGCTTGACATCAACTATGTGGGCGACCTTCCCAAGCTCCCGATCACAGGTGACACGACATACAGCATCACCTACGAGACCAACGGCGGCGTATGGGCGGCAAACTACACCGCACCCGATTCCTACAAGCACGGGGACGGCGATGACATCACACTGCCGACTTCTTCAAACATCACGAAGCAGGGCGCTACCTTCGGCGGATGGTACGAATCCACCGATCTTGCTGCGGCGGTCACCGGCATAGATGTTTCGGAGGAGAGCGGCAACCGCACATTCATTGCAAAGTGGACTACCTGAGGGGGCGTGACGAATGGGTGAATACAACACTGCGAACTACATGGAGCAGGACGGCGCTCGCTGGGTAGTCGGCGGGGAGCTTGAATTCAAGAGGGGCTCAAAGGGCGTTATGCCGAATCAGGCGACACCTGCGGCGGATGCCAACGCTGCGGCGGTGCGCTCGTCCCTCATCTCTCTTATAACGGCGCTCAAAGACTACGGGCTTATGACAGGCGACACGTTCACTATGAATTACGGGGCTGTCACAAGCGACAATGAGGCTGACAGGGCGTTCAACACGGGCAAGATCAGCGGCGTTACCATAGAGGACGGGGTCATCACGGTTACGCTGTCCGCAAAGGTCTCCGAACTCAAAGACTTTGATGCGAGAAACGGCTGGGGTGTCCACAAATGGCTCGGCATCGGCATATCTACGGGTGTATCCGATCTTACCAAGCTCGAATACAACGGGACGGCTCTTTCTGCAGAGGATGTGACCGAGGCTACGAACATGGGACTTTCAAGCGGGTATTTCGTGCGCTGGATCGCTGCCGATCTCGTCCTCGCCGGGGACAACTCACAGAAGAGCAAGGACACCTTCACGCTCTGGAGCAGCGGGTATCAGCTCAGTGAGTTCAGGCTCAGGATAGTGGAGCCGGAGGAATAAATCCGTAAACCTGATCAACATTTTTACCGTAATTTCTTCATCCGTTTGTTTCAATGTAAAAAAATGCTTGACAAATCGGCTGAAATGGTGTAAAATAGTCTTAGAATTCCAAGAAACCAACATAATTGGCACAAAATGAGCACCCCGGAGGATCCAAGCTCCGGGGTGCTCGTGTGATACCCTTTCAGGTATCGTGCTTGTGTCTGTCGATTTACTTCTTATGACCGTCAAGCAACTTGCGGAAAAGGTCGCAAATCAGATTTGCGGTTATTCCCGCTCCTACGGAAATAAGAAATTCCAAAAAACCTGTCATAATTAGCACCCCCTTTATCTGCCTGAGTATAGGGGAAGTGACAGACATATATATGATACCATATTCCGGGAGATTTTTCAATACCTTCGGAAATTTTATTGCGGATCGGTAAATTTTTATCAACATCAAAGCGCATGGCTTGTGTCTGTGTGCTTTTTTATATTATGCTCAGATCATGCAGATACTGCGGACGGCTGCACAGTGCGGGGACTGTATGCCCGAAAAAGCCGCCGCCGAAAAAGAAACACAAGGACAGGAACAACAAGGACAGGTTCAGGAGCACTGCTGCGTGGCAGAAAGTCAGGAACAGCATAGTGTTCCGTGATATGGGGGTCTGTCAGATATGCCTTGAAAAAGGGATATACAATACACAAGACCCGGAAGTGCATCACATAGTACCTCTTTCGGAGGATTTTTCAATGAGGCTCGATCGGTGCAATCTCATCACGCTGTGCTCTTATCATCACAAGCAGGCGGACAGCGGGGAGATAGCGGCGGACAAGCTGAGAAAGATCGCGGTGAAGAATGAAGAGGAATGTGAGGATATAACCCCTTGACAAATTGTACAGAATGTTGTACAATATAAGTACATAGTACAAAGGGGGCGGTGCATATGTTGGCTGCGAATTACACTACTGTAAGGACAAACTTCAAGGATTACTGTGACAAGGCTGTGGATAACGATGAGGCTGTTATCGTGACACGCAGGAACGGACGGAATGTTGTTATGATCAGTCTGGAGCAATACAACAGAATGGTCACCAAGTTAAAAAACGCTGAATACCTTCAGATGATCGACAGGTCGCTCGAACAGCTCAGAGACGGCAAGGGTCAGATCCATGAGCTTATAGAGGACGATTGATATGGTCAAGATCTGGAGCGATAAGGCGTGGAGCGATTATCTCTACTGGCAGACAACAGACAAGAAAATACTCAGAAAGATAAATGAGCTGATAAAGGACATAGAAAGAAACGGTGTCATGAATGGCACAGGTCATCCCGAGACCCTTAAATACAGAAAGGGATACAGCAGACATATTGATCACGGGAACAGACTTGTATATGACATAGTTGACGGAAATCTATGGATAATCGCCTGCAAAGGGCATTATGAATATGAATGATACGACCGTACATCGAAAGATGTGCGGTATTTTTATAGAATGAGTGATTATGAAAAATCCTGCACTTACTTTTAAAATGACGGCTGATTTTGACAGGATAGTTGCGGAAGAAGTATATCCTGCGATAATCAAGGCGTTCGGAACTATGAGAAAAGAAGAGCAAGGCGTTCTGCTTGCCGTGGCTGCATCGCACCTTGCTTCCTGCCTCACATCTCTTTGTTATGAATGCAGAGATACATATCTGCATGGTGAGATAAACAAAGATGAGGTCAACAGACTTCTGAATCTGCTTGAACTAAGGGACAAACATCTGAATGAGGCTGACTAAACCGTTCAGAGCAAGCGGTATCCCTTGTTCGACTATGTATTTGGGAACTTTTGACGACAGTTTATTGTCATTTAGGCTTTCAATAAACTGATATCCCTTTACTGTCACGCTGTAATTCGCACATATGCACATCATATAAAGATCATCATGGTCGATTATGCCGTCAATAAGCCCTTCCTGCTTCAATGCTTCCGAGATGATACAGATCGCCTTATCACTGTACCCTGTTTCGGCTCTGAGCGTGGAAAGGTCACAGCTGCCTGTATCAGATAACTGCTGTGCAATACAGTTTATAAGAATACCGATCGCTTTATAGTTTATGGTGTTCTCATTCATTTTATCACCCCCTTTCACGGTGATTATACCACAAGTGAATATTCAAATCAACCGTACATCCTGTGATGTGCGGTATTTTTATACACGAAAGAAGGTTGGGAAATGGAGAATTTCAATGTTGAGATAAGAGACAACAGGCTGCATCTGAGCGGCTATGTGAATGCTGTTGAGAGGGACAGCAGAGTGATAGACACTCTCGATGGGAGATGTGTGGAACAGATCGCGGCGGGGGCTTTCGCAAAGAGCCTTGAAGACGGGCACGAGGTGAGGATGAAGCTCAATCACAAGAGGTGCATCGGCTCGACAACAGACGGGACTATCGTTACCCTGAGAGAGGACAATGTGGGGCTGTATGCTCAGACGGTGACCGATGACGAGGAGCTTCGGACACTGGCGGCTCAGAACAGGCTGACGGGGTGGTCGTTCGGGTTCGTCAAAAAGGACGGCTCCATTGAGGAGCGGGGAAAGGACGTTCCGAGGAGACGGATAACGGCGCTTGACCTGACGGAGATATCCATACTTTCGGTGACCCCTGCATACTACGGCAATTCCGTGGAGACCAGAGAGAACACCACGGATGCATCGGCGGAGAACGAGGAGACAAGGAGCTGCGAGGACTATGAGCTCAGATCTGACGGTGAGCCCGATCAGGAAGAGCCTGCTGCGGAAAAGACGGAGAACGGACTTGACCCCGAGGAAGTCAGGGCAAAGGTGGATCAGTTTCTGCTCGGCGAAAAGATAAAGGAGATCAGGCGGCGAGGCGAGGAGATAAGGCTGCGGCTTGCGTGGCTCGATATCAAGGAAAAGGGATACGAGCTCGAAGAGAGGTACAATCACTATCACGACCCGCACACCGGGAGATTTGCAAGCGGCGCGGGCGGCGGTGCGGGGCTGTATTACTCGATGGGGAAGGGTAAAGGAGAGATCATCGGGGCGAGCAGTCCGTATCAGACACCGAGGAAAACACTTGACAAGACTAAAATAAGCAGGGCAAATGCGCAGAACTCCATGTTCTATGATGCGGGAAGCGCAATAGAAAAACAGTATAATTCCGAATATGATGAAATAGGTAAGTTAAATCTCACTGCTGTTGAGAAAACAGCGGCAAGAGAGAGAATATATCAGTATTCATCCGATGAACTGAATGCAAGACAGGGTTTTGTTGGTACATATGTAGCGGGGCCTGCAAGGGCTGTGGGTGCAAGGTCTGACAGGGCTTTGGAAAAAGCAACTTCTATAAGTGGTGAACACTCTGCATATATGAAAGACCTGAGAAGAAAATCTGCCGCAAATGACCGCAAGCAGTCAGAGAAAAAGCTGTCAGATGCTCTCGTAAAAGCTATGAGCAGCGGACAGACTGAAATTACCATAGACGGGAAATCTTATTACAGGTCAAATAAAAAGAGTTCGACATGGCATGAAGGAACTAAAAAGCCAAAAGGTCAGAAGCAGCTGAGCTTCTTCTGAAGTGCAGGCGGGACGGAGACACGAGGAAAGGATGACTATATACAAGACCCGAAAACGGGGCGAATGATGGGGCGGAAGCCGTCAAAAGGTGTTGACAAAAAAGAAAATAAAGGGTATAATGAATCTATTACCGATAAAGAGAGAACTTTTGTGATACATGAGATAAATAAATGGTATCACAAGCGCTATATGAATGAACCTATATTCTTTCATTATTCAGCTAAATACGATGCAGAATACACTGTACTGAACAAAGGCTACAATAACTATGATTTTCTTCATAAGAATAAAATCAGAACGAGGAAAAGGTAATGGATATATACGATCTTGAAAAGCTGCTGAAAGATGTAAACGGGAGTTATACTGATTTTGTGAATGGTGTTATCCACATCATGGAGGATAATGCTTCAGATGAACAGATAAACGAGTTTTACACCGAAATACAGGACATTCCCGATATAACACCGAGTGAGGTCATTCTGAGAGCATACGAGAAAGTTCTTCCTGATACGGCAGATAAGATAAAATCGTTCGGTGTTACTGTGAACAGTATCAGAAACAACGAAACACCGCTTGACAAATGGAAGAAAGCGGAGGGCGTTTAAATGGTTTTGGAGAAAAATGGTTTGATCTGTCCTGTTTGCAAAAAGCACAAGTTTGAATATAAAGACTGTTTTGAGATATGCCCTGTGTGTGGATGGGAAGATGACGGAATCCAGCGTGAAGAACCCGACTACCCAGAGGGCGCCAACGGAATGAGCCTGAATGAATACAGACGGCGCGCCAAAGAAAAAGGTCTTATATGAACGTGATGCCGTATATTGAACATGGTCTGATAGAAATCGAGGTGTTTTAAATGGAGAAAAAGCTGAATGACAAGGTTGTGATCCCTGAAAAATACAAAAAGATGACACAGGATGAACTTCATGCCGAGATCAGAAGGCTTGAAGAAAAAAACGGGCTTAAACCGTCATATCCTGCAAAAACACCTGCGGGGTTTTCTTTGAAACCGAGTGGGGCTGTCTGATAAGAATAATACCATTTACCGTACCCTTTATGGGGTGCGGTGTTTTTATAGGGTGATGTACATGAAAAATCCTGCAATGGGGATATGTTCCGCAAAAGAATTTGACAGTATAGTAAAAACAGAGGTACTTCCCGCGATACTCAAAGCATACGGGGCATTCGATGACAAATACAATGCCGCTCGGCTGACAGTTGCAACAGAACGGCTTGTACAGTCTATTTCCGACTTTTGCAATGAATGTATGGAAGCATACATCGACCGGAGATCACTGTGTGAAAATGAGATCAATGATCTCCGGAATGCAGTCAACCTTTCAGATGAGCTGCGATCAGGTCAGAAAGAAGGCTTGAACAGGTGTACTGAGATATTTCAAGAGTAAACGGCAAAGCTGCTTTTTCGACAATGCTCTTGAATTTAGTCCATACATTTTTGTCGCGGATGGAATTCAGATATTCATGACCTGAGAAAGTGAGTGAGTATATTGTACAATCGTTTACCTGCGGCGGATACTGTAAAACATCTTCAATCCTGCCGGTAATATATCCGCCTTGTTCAAGCATTTTCGCAGTATACATTATCACTTCAAGAGGATAACCGAGTTCATCGGAAAGGCTTTGTGCTGTGAGCATTTCCGCAAATTCTGTATTCTCTGCAGCTATGAGGATATCGCGAACGCAATCAAAATCAAGTTTCACTGTGATCACCTCCTTTCAAGGCGATTATAGCATAATAAGCAGAATAAATCAACCGTACATCGAAGGATGTGCGGTATTTTTATACCTTTTTACCATGGACATACACGAAAACAAGGGCTACAAGTATGCGGTGAGATGCGCTAAGGCGAGGAAGGGCGGGAAGGTGCCCGAATATATCATCAGGCAGGCGAAGGTCTGGGTGAGGATCGCTGACGGCAAGGACAGAAAGGCGTTTGTGGATGAGGCGGAGCATGAGAGGATAATAAACATCATGCGGCTGATGATACATCCCGACCTGCACTGCCCGATGGACGAGGGGCTCGAACCATATGCGATGTGGCTGATAACCGCTATCTTCTGCACGAAGGATGCGGAGAAAAAGCGCAGGCTCTACACTACGGCGCTTCTTGAGATCGCCCGGAAGAATTTCAAGACCTTCGTTTCGGCAGTGATCTTCATCATCTCTATGCTGCTGGAGCCGCCCTTTTCACGGTTCTTCTCGGTGGCTCCGTCCTTCAAGCTGTCTCAGGAGCTATGGCTTGCGGTCAGGAAGATACTGAAAAACTCTTCCGTGCTGTGCGACCATTTCAAGATATGCAGGGATTACATCCGCTGCAACATCACGGGCGGAGAATACACTCCCCTGGCGTACTCCAATGACAAGCTGGACGGCAAACAGGCGAACGTATGGCTCGCCGATGAATCGGCGGCGATGAATGAATACCCCATAGAGGCGATGAGATCGTCACAGCTTATGCTGAAAAACAAGCTGGGTATCATCATATCTACAAAGTACCCGAATGAGAACAACGGCTTTGAGGATGAGCTGAAAGCCGCCAAGAGCGCACTGGACGGAAAGAAGATACAGAGGAACATTTTCGCTCTGATATATGAGCCCGATGAGTGCATCATAAACGACTGGATGACCGATGACAGGGTGCTGTATCAGGCGAACCCCACTGCCTGCGATCACAAGGATGTTTTCGACACGCTGACACAGTTCCGCACCATGGCGATACTGTATGAGAACAAGCGTGAGAACTTCCTGTGCAAGCACTGCAACATCCAGTACAAGTCTGTCGGTGCGGACGGATATGTGGGCGTGGATCAGGTGCGCAAAGGCTCGGTAAAATACATCGAATGGGCGGGGGCTGATGTGTATCTGGGCGTTGACCTCTCTCAGACGGACGACAACACCGCCGCCGCTATGGTGAGATATGACAGTGCGGAGGATATCATATACGCACGGGTGAAGGGGTTCATCCCTGCGGCACGGGTGGATATGAAGTCGGAGGCGGAAAAGTTCGACTACAGGCGGAGCATAAAGAAGGGCGACTGCTTTGCCTGCGGCGATGAGATAATAGATTACAACTTTGTGGAGAATTACCTTCTCGGCATAGAAAGAGAAAACAGCGTGACGATAGTAGGCGCGGGCTTTGACCGCTACAATGCGATAAGCACCATGCAGAAGCTCGAAAGCGCCGATGACCCGATACAATGCACAGAGGTCAAGCAGCATTCGAGCGTGCTGCACCCTGCGACAAAGCTGCTGAGAGAATACATCCTGGAAGGGAAGTTCCGCTACGAAAGCAATATGCTGCTGGAGAATTCCTTCGAGAATGCACGCTGCACGCTCGACACGAATCTCAATATGTATGTGAACAAGAAAAAGTCAAAGGGGAAGGTCGATATGGTCGTTGCCCTGATAAATGCCGTTTACATGATGATGCAGTATGAGCTCATCGGCAATGACGATGTATTTGTGGGTTAGACAGGGACAGGAGCTGATAAATGTGAGTGTAGATATCATAAAGGCGGAAAACAATGCGGATCTGCTTGTCGCTATGACGGGGGATGAGCCTGTGACGGTGAGAACGGCGATGCAGATACCCATGATATGCCGCTGCATAAATATGATCGCCGGGGCTGCTGCTATGCTCCCCATAAGACTTTACAGGCGCACAAAGGACGGGGTCTGCGAGATAGAGGATGACAGGCGGCTCGATATACTGAACCGTGACACGGGCGACACCATGTGCGCGGACTATATGCGGTATGCCTGGGTGCGTGACCTGCTGCTGACAGGGGCGGGCTATGCGTACATCGAACGAAGATACGGAAAGCCGCACTGCCTGTACTATGTTTCATCGGAAGAGGTGAGCCGTGATGTGAACCGTATGGATCCGCTGAAAAAGGTCTACCGCTACAACATAGGCGGGCGCACGGTGGAACCATGGGAGATGCTGAAAATTCTCCGCAACACGGACGGCTACGGCGGCGGCAGGGGCATACTCGCGGAAAATCCCGAGATAATCGGGGCGGCTTACGGGCTTATCAAGTATCAGAAAAATCAGATAAAGACAGGCGGTGCAAAAAGGGGTATGCTCCGCACCAACGGGCTCAAACAGGATGTGATAGACAAGCTCAAGGCGAAATGGGCGGCGATGTGGGGCTCAAAGGATGACCGTGACACCATGTTCATCATCAATGCACAGGATGCGGACTTCAAGGAGATGTCGAGCACATCGGTGGATATGCAGCTCAATCAGACACAGGAGACCATAGACAAGGAGCTGATGAAGCTGTTCGGCACGAATGACGGGCTGCTGACAGAGGAAACGGTGAAGAATGCCGTTCTTCCCGTGCTCGATATGATAGAGGCGGCGCTCGATCAGGATATGCTGATGGAATCGGAAAAGAAAGACCATTACTTTGCCTTCGACACGAGAGAGCTGCTGCGCGGTGACATAAACCAGAGATACCAGGCGTATGCGACTGCGCTTTCACAGAACTTCATACAGCTGGATGAGGTGAGAAAGATGGAGGATCTGCCGCCGCTCGGCATCAACTTCATCAAGCTCGGGCTCAATGACGTTCTGCTGGATCCCAAGACGGGAACGATATACACACCGAACACGAACCAGTATGCGGCTATGGGGAAATCCTCTCAGATACCCTTGACAGATGAGGAAAATGAGAGTATAATAGAGAACAGAGGTTGGAAGACTATCAACGGGAGACACGTTCTTTTAGGTAAGGATGACGGCAGCGGGGGCGGAGGCTCAAGTGATGCAAGGGCGGCTCTTAAAAAGGCTCTTGAAAGCGGAAAGGTATCGAGCAAGGTCAATAAATCAAAACAAGCAGAACATAAGAAGGATTCTGAGGCTTACCTGGAAAGGAAAAAACGTGAAATAGATAAAGGCGATGAGGGAGACAGCCGCTTCGGATATACTACGCTGTCTAATATGGAGATACAGAAAATCATAAACGAAAATATAGATAAGGGCAAAGTGATTAAAATACGAGATGATTATTTCAAAGTACTAATTGAAGCAGATCGTAATATCGGCGCTTATGACAGCAAGAATATCCCAAAACCTGTTGATACAAACAGAGGGACTATCCATCTTTCAAAAAACGGGTCACATTTAGTCCCTGCTATGCCTCAAAGTATGATAGATGCAAAATTCGGATCAAAGGAGAATAAAGAGTGAACATTGAAAAGAAATTAAATCTCGAACTGATGGGGCATAAAGTGCATATTCAGGCAAAAGATGGTCGTGAACTTGATTATATTGTAGACGAAGTTGAAAGCGGAGGAAACAGCGATCGTTATTATCCCAATGGGACAGGAATATCCTACATTATTTTGGGCGGATACAAAACTATTCTTTATGCCGATGAGATAGAGAGTATCGAGATAACAGACTAAGCTGTACAGCGTATCGTGTGGAGCAAGACGGCAATGCCGCAGGCGAAGGCCTGTAAGTAGCAGGTTCAATTCCTGCCCGCGATACATTAAATAAAAAGCGTACCGAAAGGTGCGCTTTTATTATACCCCGATGGAGGTAATATGAATATACTGCCTTTTCCACAGCCGAAATTCCTTGTGATGATAAGCGTTCCCCATACGGGTATCATTATGGATGTTCCGACAGTGAAAGATCACAGGCGGATGCTGATAACAGGCGATCCGCCCGGAACTGCCCGGGAGATGATAAAGAAATACGGGGACGGGCGGGAGGTGCCGCTTACAGAGGTCACGGCTGCAGAGTTCCTGCAGAACTATGCGGCGGCTCTGAAAGAATACAGAGAGGCAAACACGGACATTATGATGGTGCCGCACAAACGGGACTACTCGCTCGATGACGAGAAGAAAGATTTTCCCGTGATAACGGACGGTGAGCACATGGTATACAGATATTCAGGGCTCGATATAGCACGGCAGCAGGAGCTGCTTATCACCGAATACTGGGTACTGCTCGCGGATGCGGTGAAGAATGAATACCGGAAAACCAAGGCGGGGCGGGAATATCTTGATGATGCCTACATTGATATGCACGCCGATCAGGGAGGTGATGACGGATGACTTACAGAAACGGCGGCATAAGTGTGCAGATAGACACTTATGCTATAAATACCATAACGGGATACTCGGTATCGACCCATAAGAACAGCAAGGGCGGCTCCCCTGCCGCATACAGGGACATTGAGATAACCAGCGGCATTATGGCGGCTTCGACTGCAAGGGGCATACAGAGCATCGCGGTATCGGGCGTATCGGCATCGGTGAGCTGTCCCGATAAGAGCGGCACCATGTACATCACGGGGATATCACAGGAGCTGGTGAATGCGAACCGTTCGGGGAACCACTGCAGGCTCAGGATATCGCTGTCGGAAGACCCCGAAAGCGGTGACCTGACACAGACTGTGACTGTCACCATAGGCGGCTCTGTGGTATGTGCCACCATAACGGGGACATGGAGCGGTGACGGCGAATTCGGGCTTTCGGGGGAGACACCCGAGATCGATGCGGGTACGGCAACAACTCTCATGGGAACGTTCTCGACTGAGGCGGTATCGGTAAGCTGTGCTTATTACACGGGGAATATGTTTTTCACATCGCTGTCCTCCTCGTTCCAGAGCAACGGGAAATACAGGGTGAGCTTCTCGCTCTCCACACAGAGACCCGATAATGCGGTCACCATACAGGGGATAGGCGGCGGGCAGACACTGATCGGGCTGTCATCCTTCGAGAGAGGATACAGCTACGAGAGCGAGAGCTTTGAGATGTACGACCTTTCCACGAGGTACATATACAAGGGGCGGCGGCTTACAATAAGCTATACCACCGTACCCCTTGAAGCGGCAACGGCAAACTCGATGCTTTCGGAATTTGCCACTCCGTCACAGATATCGGTGGACGGGCTCTCAAATGTATGGATGGCGGTGGACAGCTGCTCAAAATCTGCAGTGGCGAAGGGCGGCGCTACGCTGTTCACCTTCTCCGTGCAGCTCACGGCGCTGACACTTGAAAGCGGAGGGGGGACATATCCTACATGAGCATAACAGTTGACGGGACTGCCCTCACCTATTACCGGAACGTGAGTTATCAGAAGGGCATCAATGGTGTGGGTGAGAGCGGCATAAGCGTTTCGAGCCTGAGCTTTGACACGGTGGCACCATTGACTGCGGACACGGCGGCTCCTGTGGCATACGATCAGATATCAGGGATACCGTTCTACATCAACAGCAGGAGCAGAAACGGCAACAGCGTTCACATTGAATGCCTGGATGCGGCGGCGCTGCTCGATCAGCCGCTTGAGCTCTCACAGCAGGATATAACCACGGTGACGGATCAGTCGGGGAAGATCGTGGGGCAATTCGTGACGGCGGCGGTGATACAGTCAAAGATATCCGCAAAGTGCCATAGGCTCACTGCAGCGATACCATGGACACCCGACCCCGACTACGGCTTTCCGCTGTCTACGGTGGAGAACAAGACCTTTCAGCAGATACTCACGGAGATATCAGAGGTCTGCGCGGGGTTCTACACCATGACTGCTGCGGGGCTGACATTCAAGTATCTCAACGACTGCGATGTGCAGGAAGGGCGGCCTGAATGGGCGGTTACATACCATTCGGCGGTGAATGTGAACGGCGAATTCATGTATACGGCGATCAAGGTCGATACGAGCTATGAGGAGGCTACCATAGGAAATGCGGCGGCAGCGGATTTCAACACGCTGGAAGTGAGCAACTCCATGAGCGCATACCTCTTCCCGGTATATGATGCTGTGCGCACGAATTATGAGATGAATCCGCCGACTTCGGAACACTACACATATGTGGACACGAGCGTTATTCCCGAGGCACTGGATGACATTGTGGGAGAGATCACCTTCATCGGATGGAGCTGCGACAATGTGATACTCACGGGGATCCCTGAGCTTGCGGACAATATAAGATTTGCGAGCGGGGAGACCCTGAGGCTGACGGAATTATCCATAAGGTGGATAGGGAACACCATGCTTGCGGCTGTGGGCGGGACGATACCATCGGGCGGCGAGATCGGGAGGCGGTCGAGGCGGCAGACGGAGATCGACAACAAGATATCGCTCAATACGGCTTACGGCTGCGTGCGGTACAATGACTATCAGCTCGATCTGTTCGAGCAGGCACCATCACAGGGGGGAGGCAGCTGATGCAGAGGACATATCCATTGATAAAGGGCTGTCTGCTGTCAGGCGGTTTTGCTGTTATGGGTACAAGCGGGTTTATCAATCAGCATATCCGCTCTGTGGAAAGAGTATCGGACACAGAAGTGCGGTGGACCGTACAGAATGAGTATGGTGAGGAGTATCTTGTAACGGTGACCGCCACCATACCGACATCGGGCGGCGTTCAGGACAAGACCAAGCGGGAGAACCCGCAGATAACCATAACAGAGGTGGTGAATAATGCGTGATAACGGGTGTTGATCTGATAAGCGACAGTCTGGCGATCATGCTTGACGGCAGCGGCGGCGGAACGCCTGCTGTAATGGATGAGAAGACCATAACGGATAACGGTGTGTATTTGCCGGGGAATGAAAGTCCGCCCCTTGACGGGTATGATAAGGTGACTGTCAATGTACTCGCTGATGAGCAGATACTGCTATATATTTATTATCTCAAATATGGCAAGTGGTATGACCCTGATGACCCTACTCATGACCCCGAAAGTCCAGAGTATGACCCCGATGACAAACTACCTGAAACACCTGTTGAGGTAATAGAGTATATAGATGACGTTACCGACGAAAAGATTGAAGAAGGTTATGTTATACCTGAAGAAGACCCCCTTATTATACCACCAAAAGATAAGTTTGTACCGCCAAGTGGAGTTATTTATAATGTTGAGGTGCGACCAACAGATTACAAGTGGGTTAATCCGACTGGACAAACACATCCTAATTTTGATAATTATTATAATGTTAATGCCCCAAGACTTGAATTAGAAAGTTATTCTTATTTACGACCAATTGTTGAGGTAATAGTGAATGGTGTTTCGGGCTACTCCAATGTGAATGCCGGCGGTTACTCTGGAAGTGATATGACTATATATGGGGTTAGAATGAATATACACGACTATAATCTTGTTACCATTGAATGTGACTGGGGAGTTTATAATGGTGGTTGGAATAGAATGACAGCAAGACACACGTTAATGATTAATGAATGAGGTGATAATTTTGCAGTATATTTTTGATTATGTGGCAAATTCAGCAACGGGCAACAAACTGCTCGGTGAACTTAGTAACGAGAACACACCAGTTGCTTATAAGTGGTACACTGTTGATAAAACAGGAACAGAGGATACAAATGATGCAAAAGTTACTTTTATCAATAAGTACAACAACAAAAACAGATTACTTGTATGGAGTAGAAACTACAATGAAGGTTTTCATTGGAGTATATATCCGCCTCAAAATTATAGCAAGACTGATATAAGCGGTACGGATAACACTTGCGCGGGTGTATATTATGAATACGAAGGCATTGGCGGCGATGTAATAGCTATAAAAAGCAATGCTGGTGCATACTCGGCAGTATTAGTAAATAATAGCGACACAGAGATATTCTTAGGCAGAAATGGTACAACAAGATATTGTCAGGTTGTTTCAAAGGCGCTTAATACAGCATACACTGATAATAGCACACTTTTTGCTTACATAGCGGCTATAAAAACACTTGGTATGGGATTGTCGAATAACTATTCAGCACAGCCAATAGTTATAAACGGTATAAAAACACCGCTTTACAGCATCGTAAGTAATACAGCATCGGCAGACCCCGAGCTATTTACAGAGATTACAGTTGGCGGTCAGAGGTTCTTTGTTGTTGATTATGGTGTAGGCGTTAGAATATAAGGAGGGATAAATATGCCAGGAGTAATTGCACAGGACAATGATGTTATAGGTACAGAGCCCGTAATCCCCGATACAGTTTATACTGTCGACCTATCTGGTGGTATACCATATGCAAAAATTGAGGTAACTGATTCGGCGACCATAACGTTTCCTGTAAAGTACAGCAATTTGGCGGTAAAGGCTCTTGAGGGTGACTTTACCGTATCGCTCACAGAAGATAGTGAGAGCGGAGATGACGGAACAATAGACACTGCTGATATGTCCGATAATGCAGCAAGGTTCTATAATGTGGTCGGTGCGGACACGCTATATGTGACAGGAACAGGCACAGTGCAGGTATGGGGCGGGGACAGTCCCGATTACTGCCCTTTTAAGAAAGGGTCGAAAGGAGGTGGTGGAGCAGCATACATCGGCGAGACTACTACAGCGATAACAAATGGCAGCGATATAAACCCGATAGTCATAAACGGAGAAGAAGTCAAGGCTAAGTCGGGGGATATCGTAAAGTACATTTTTACATATTACTTGTTTAACGGGTCAGTATGGAGCGAGTTCATCGACACATCTGATCTGATAGTGGGATTGATCGTTGATGAGGTCGTGATCGGGGAGCTGGTGACGGATGAGTAAAAAAACCGGGCATTACCTTCCGGTAATGCCCAGTTTATCAAGAAGTGCTTCCTGAAGAACGGCTGAAAAGTTGATATGTGCTGCCTCGGCGCGGCGTTCGAGCCATGAGGGCAGAGTGCAGTTCTTTTTGACGGAGCGGTTGTCAAGAAAACGCCTGTACTCTTCCGGATCGCAGTCAACGAGGGTGACGAACTCATCGGCAGCGGCGGTGACGGTACGGGGTTCAGACGGCGACGGCACGGGTTGATCAATATCCTGCAGAGTGACGGCTTTCAGACAGATTGCATCCCTTGCCATTGAGATAGCATCGGAAAGATCTGAGCCTTCGGTGATGATATCAAGATCGGGGACAGTGACCATATATGCGCCGTCTTCGATTGGTGTGAGTTTTATCGGGTATACGATATTCATAGCTGATCTCCTTTACTTTAAACCTAATTTCTTGATTATTGCCTTTGCGGTGGTCTCTTTTATCTCTTTGTGACGGGGTATCGGTTCAACTTGCTTTCCGTTGGTGTAGATATCATGGTTTCCGCCGTCCCTTAAAAAAGTCCAGCCGTTCTTCTTCAGCAGATTTACAAGGTCTCGTTGTTTCAATGGGATCACCTCAATTATATTATACGCCTTAAATGCGTATTTGTCAAGAGGGGCGAACAAAAATGAATATAAATTTGGCAAAACTCAGCTTCGGCACGGTGGTGGCTGCGTTCTCCGCCTTTATCGGCGGGATAGACGGCATTATGATAGCTCTTGTGGTGTTTATGTCCCTTGACTATGTTTCGGGTGTGGCTGCTGCTGCGAAAAAGCGGGAGCTCTCATCCGAGGTGGGGTTCTGGGGACTTGTGCGGAAGATATGCATAATTGCGATGATAGGGGTCGCGAACCTCATTGATGTCAATGTGGTCGGCAAGGATGTTTTCCGCACGGCGGTGTCGCTGTACTACATAGGCAATGAGGGTCTGAGCCTGCTTGAAAATTTCGGGGAACTGGGCGTGAAGTATCCCGAGAAGATCAGGGATATACTGATCCAGCTGAAAAGTGAGAATGAGGAATGACCTTTTTGCCGAAGGGGGCAAAATGCTCCGGATGATATGAACATCCGGAGCGTTTTGATCAGTCATCATAATGACCTTTGCACTGATATATTTCGATGTTGTCTTCGGATACACGGTAAACAAGGCGGTTCACTTCAACTATCCGCCTGAGTGTCTTTTTATCCTGTGTCTGCCAGTAAAGATACTCTTCAAATGCCTTTTCGGTAAAGATAAGTTTAGTCATCGGCAAGCTGCTCCAGTTCTTCAAAGGTTTTGGTCACTGTTCTGCCTGCCTTCATCTGTTCTACACTTTCGGCGAGGGACTTCATGTTTGTGCTGCTGTAGAACGGGTCAACAGAAACATCGAAGGGCAAACGCTTTTCCCTTGACATCTTTTTTGCAAGGATGGTAACTGCTGTACTCATGGTCATACCGAGTTCGTTGCAGATATTATCAAATTCTTTTTTCAGTGCATCGTCCATACGGATACTTACAGTTGTCTGTGACATAATAACACGCCCCTTTCTTATACATTATAACACATAAATAATATGTTGTCAATACAATGTATTATCGGATTGGATGATAACCAAATCAATCAGTTTCAATTAAATCAATAAAAGTTGCAATCAAGTTAAATAAATACTTATGTGATGCGGTTTTAATTGATTGACTACGATCATATTAAGTTAAAATGAAAGTTAATCAAAATCAGAAAAGGTGATGATATGGAACTTGCGATAATCAAACCGGATAATGTTTACACGGCGAATGGTGTGACAGTAAAGCAGTATTTTGCGACTGCGCACAATCCGAACGGTATCAGTCTGCCGTCAAAGAGGACACTGCCGCTGATCGGAGTGACTGTTCACAATACCAACGACATCAACGAGGCGAGACAGACGACCGACCCCGAACAGTATGTGAGGGCTACGCTCAATGACCGCATGGGGACGGTGAGGGTTCACTTCTATGTGGATGATGACGAGATATGGCAGATGCTGCCCCTCGACTGGCAGTCATGGCACGCAGGACAGGCGGGCAAAGGTGACCGGAACGGCTCGGCGGCGGGTAACGGTCAGACGATCAGCATAGAGTGCATAATGGACGGCAGCGGCAGCGAAAAGGACAAGCGGGCGGAGGACAACTGCGCACGGCTTGTGGCGTGGCTGCTGAAACAGCACGGGATGAACACGAAGGAAAACCTGTTCACACATAACTACTGGTGCAACGTCCGCAACGGCAGGAAGGGCACCATAGACGAGCTGAACAGGCTCTATGACGGATACAAGGGGTGTCCTGCGTACATCCGTCCGCACTGGTCGGAGTTTGTCGCTGCGGTGGATAAATATATGAAAGGGTCGGCGGAAAAGTCATCCGTAAGCGCAGAGAACGGCTATTATACCGTTCAGGTGGGGGCGTTCGGGGTGAAGGGGAATGCGGAGAACAGGCTAAAAGAGGCTCAGCAGTATTTTCCCGATGCGTTCATCAGCTTTATTGAAAAGAGGATGGGTGAAACATCATAGATCAGGGCACACAGTATCATGCTGTGTGCTTTTTTTGTAGGCGGGAGGTGCGGTATGGCTACTGAACAGATCGGTGTGAGCATACTCAATGATATAAAGAGATACAATATTGAAAATCTCAGCAAGATAGATGAGGCGGCAAAGAAGATACAGAAAGAGATGCTGGTCGCCGTCCGAAACGACACTCCGGTGAGTGAGAAGAACGATGAACATCTGAAAAAGCAGTGGCAGGCAAAGGCGTATGGCGCGACAGGCTCACGGGTGGGGAGCAGCAAGTATAACGGTGCGGTTTATGCGGTCAGGGCGAAACAGAAGTATCAGCTGCCCCATCTGCTGAACTTCCCGCACAGGATAGTCGTTCACGGTATGGATACGGGAAAAATGAGCACGCCTGTGATGACTATGCCGGAAATACGCAAAGAATATCAGGAGAGGCTCAATAAAGAGATAGAGAGGATTTTGAACAATGGCTAATACGAGCAAGGGATATTCCGCCAAGATCGGACTTGACATATCGGACTGCGATAAAAAGATAAATTCGCTGAACAGGGAGCTTGCCACTATCGATAAGAGCATGAAGACCAACAGCGACAGCACGGAGCTGCTCAGTCAGAAATACACTGTGATGGGTGAGAAGGCTCAGGCGCTTGCTGAAAAGCTGAAAATGCTGGAAGGCTCCCGCGGTGACGTTATGGATGCGTTCAACAGCGGCAAGATAAGTGATGAGGATCTGAGAGCATACGAACGTGAGGTGGAGAACACCCGGGGCGAGCTCAAAGGGCTCCTTCCTACCATAGGCGACCTTGACAAGGCTTTTGAGGTTCTGGGTGAGGGGCTCAGAAAGGTCACCGAGCTGACGGCGGCATTCGTCAGGGAGAGCATACAGGTCGGCAAGGCGTTTGAAAGCTCAATGTCTCAGGTAGCCGCTACTATGGCTATCGAAAAGACATCGGATGAATTTCAGAGACTCTCGGACAAGGCGAAGGAGATGGGCGCGAGCACACGCTATACAGCATCGGAGGCGGCGGATGCGCTCAATTATCTTGCGCTTGCGGGATATAATGCAGATGCGGCGATAACAGGGCTCAATTCTGTGATGCAGCTTGCGCAGGCGGGCGGCATGGAGCTTGCAAGAGCCTCGGACATGGTGACGGACACGCTGTCGGCACTGCACCTGTACATCAAGGATGACATGGACACGACACAGCAGAATATGGAAGAGCTTGTCAACAAAATGGCAAAGACGGCTCAGAAGTCGAACACTTCCGTATCACAGCTGGGTGATGCGCTTCTCACTGTCGGCGGCACGGCTGCAAATATGGCGGGCGGTCTCACCGAGATCAACACGATGCTCGGCGTTCTGGCGGATAACGGCATAAAGGCTTCCGAGGGCGGCACTCATCTGAGAAACATCCTGCTGAAAATGTCCAAGCCCACAAAAAATATGAAGGCTCTGATGGAAACTCTCAATATCGAGTTCTATGATCTTCAGGGCAATCTCAGACCCCTGCCTGACATTTTCCTTGAAATGAAGCAGAAGATGGACGACATGGGTATGACACAGGCTGAAAAGGACAGTCTGATAAACAAGGCGTTCAATCCCACCGATATCGCGGCTGTCAATGCGCTGCTCGGCACCACTGCCGACAGATTTGCTGATCTCAGCGCTGAGATAGCTGCTGCCGATGGCTCCGCCGAGAAAATGTCTGAAACGATGAATCAGAACCTTGACGGTGCTCTGAGATCGCTCAACAGCGCGAAAGAGGCGGTGGAGGTAGAGTTCTACGAAAAGATGAGTGAGCCTGCGAAAGAGCTTGTAGATGTTGCGGCTAATGCTCTGAGGGGTATCTCCGATGAGATAAAAAATGCCGAGTTCGGTGAGGAGTTCACGGAGGCGCTGCACAAGATATCGGAGGCGGCAAAGGATTCTCTCCCGAAGGTGATGGAGCTGTTCGTGCGGTTCACCGAACAGGTCGTCCCGAAGCTGGGGGATGTGGCTGTCAAGATCGTTGACATCACGACCGATGAAGTCCTCCCGAAGCTCATTGACCTGTTTGAGTGGGTGATAGATCACGGTGATGAGATCGAGAACGGTATCAAGATCGTGGTCGCTGCTATGGCAACGGGCAAGGTGATGGACTTCACCAACTCGGTGTTCGATCTTGTCAGCAAGTTCGGCAATCTTTCAACGGCTGCGGGCAATGCTGCGGGTGCGGTCGGCAATGCTGCAACACAGATGAGCACACAGACCGCTGCACTGAGCGGTTCGGCGGGGCTCATCGCAAAGATGAATCTGTATGTGCTTGCACTGGAGGCTGTCGTAGCGGCGGCACTTCTCGCCAAGGATGCGATTGAAAAGCAGACAGAGGCGATGAAGGAGCAGAAACGCCTTGAAAACGGGTTCAGCGAATACGGCAATGACAAGCTCGATGAATATGCCGATCTTGTATCAGGTAAGACGAAGAAGTCCTCCGAAGAGCTCAAAGCCGATCTTGATAAAAATACTGCTGAGCTTGCCAGGATGAAAGATCAGCTTTCCATACTGCGAAAACTTGAAGAGGAAGCCGAAAAGACAGGGAACTGGGATACATATACAAAGTATTATCAGATGATCGGCTTCGATCAGGAAGAGCTGGACAGGAATATCGAGATACTTGAAAATACGCTGACTGCGGAAAGGAAGATACTTAATGAACAGTTGGCGGCTGAGAAGGAGTATCAGGAAAATCAGAGTATGCTCGATGCACAGAATGATTATTCTGCCAAAAAACGGGAACAGTATATAGAAGGACAGGCGCGTGATCAAGAAAGGAGAGAAAGAGAACGCCTGCACGCGATCGGTGAAGCTACCGAAGCCGAAAAACAGGCTTTTGCGGAACTCCTTGAAGCTCAGGAAGAAGAGTGGGACGAACAGTATCTCTGGGACAAGGAAAATCATGAAGAATACTGGGCGGAGCGTAAACAGTTCCTTGAAGAGAATAAGATAAAATCAAAGGAATGGTGGGAGTCTTGGAATGAGGTCGAAGCGCATTACAGCAAGCCCGACAGCGATACAGAGGAAGAGGTCAAGAGCAACCTGAAAAGCGCTGAACAGATACTTGAAGATGAGCTCAAATCATTCAGGACAGATCTCGACTACGCTGTTGCCAACGGCTCAAAGACGGAGTATGAAGCGAACGAGGAGCTCGGCAGATGGCTCAACGAGAACCTTGACCACAAGACAGACCTGTACAAGAAGGAATACAAGAACTATCTTGACAAGAAGCAAAGCCTTGATGACAGCTACATCAAGAAGCAGGAAGAACAGTACAACGACAATGTAAAGAATCAGAAAGAGGCGCTTGAGAAGGAATTCAAGGAGCTGGAGATACAGGCAAAGAATGAGGGATGGTCTGATCAGAAGCTGCTTGATATGAAGTATCAGGTGCTGAACAAGCACAAGGCAGATGGTGAGCTGTATCTCGAAAATGAGCAGGAGATAGACCGTGAGCTCCGTGAGAAGCAGGCGGATATCAGAGCCGCCGAACGAAAGGCGCAGGAAGAACAGGACAAGAAGGATGCAGAGGAGTATAAGAAGGCTGTTGAAGATTATCAGACAGAGCGGAAGAAGATCATGGAGAGCGCTCAGAAAGAGGCTGAGAGCATCATCCAGAAATACTACACCAACAACAGGGACAGCATAATCAAGGCGGCACAGAGCAACAGGACGGTGACGGATGCAAAAGGCAAAGAGCGGCTCGTCCTTACGGACTACAGCAAGAAGCTGCAGGAGCTCAAGGTGTATCAGAAAAATCTGCAGAAACTTGATAGCATGGGGCTGTCGAATGAACACCTGAAAGATATATTCTCGATGGATCTTGACACGAGGATGAAGTACATCTCAGAGCTCGTGCAGATGTCGGGCTCCAGACGTTCACAGTATCTGTCAGATTACAACAGATATCAGGCGGCGGCGGGCAGTGTGGCGAATACCGAGCTTAAATATCAGGCAGAGGATATCAAAAAGGAGGTATCCGACAAATACGATGAGCTCGTGAAGGATGCCTCCATGAGCGGGACTGCTGCTGCAAAGGCGTATGTAGATGCCTGGAACAAGTACATCAAAGGTACTCCGCTTGAAGGTATGGAGCTGCTGTCGCCCAGGATCACCGGGGCGGCGGAATCGGAGAACATCAAAAAGATGTTTTTTGATGGGATGCAGACACTTTCGGGCAATATCAGGGATGTCTATGACAGGATCGGGAATATCGGCATAGTTATCAACATTGACAACGTGAAGCAGGTCGAAAAGGCATTGAAGAACTATAACAGAAGGCAGATGAACAACGGGGCAAAGGTGTGAGGTGATATCATGATACTGTATGTGTGCGGCGGCTCTCTGAGCCGTGCGGAAACGGATATGATCAAAAAGCGTGCTGCTGAGATAAAGGGGTGCGATCATGTCTCCGTCACCATAGACGGGGACTTCCTCGAAGTGGATTACCATGTGATGCCGTTTGAGCGTATCAGGCGTATCACGGGGTATCTGGTCGGCACTCTTGACAGGTTCAACGATGCAAAGCGTGCAGAGGTCAGCGACAGGGTGAAGCACTCGTCTTTTGATGATATATAGAACGAAAAAAGCCCCTGTGAAGAGGCTTTTTTTCAGTCTGCGCCAACTGCGTTTACAATAGGCGTGAAATATTGCATAAAAAATCGGTGGTGACTTATTGGTGACAAAACAGCCGAAAATGTGAGTGTTTAAAAGGGAGAATATTAGAAAAACATTAGAAAAATAACCCCCCGAAAAGCCCTTGAAATCGGCATTTGTTGGATTATTCGGGGTTTGTTTGATTGTGCATTTTGCACATAGAGGGGCGGTTTTGGGGGCATATGGTGACACACTGGTGACAAAATCCGAACAATGAAAATGTCCACATATACACAATTACATAACATCTCGGCGGGTCGTGACTGTGTATGTGTGGACTTTTTTTCGTATGAAAAATCACTTCCATATAAAAAGCACTTCCACATATGCAGAAGTGCTTTCGGTGAAAGTGCATCGGGGCGTATACGTAAGTATATACGTAAGTACATCGGGAGCGGGTCAGGTGAGGAGCTCGACCGCTTTGCGCAGCTCCTCGATGGTCTTATGCGTATACACCTTATCGGTGACGGTCTTCGAGATATGCCCCACAAGGCGCTCTATGCTCACATGGTCGGCACCTGCGGACTGGAGCCGTGAAATGAACGTGTGTCGCGTATCGTGGGGGAGATAGCCGTACTCTTTGAGCTGCTTCTTGTACTGCCCATAGGTAATGTCAAAGCCCTCGGCATAGTCGTTGACAAGGGGCTGTATCAGGTGATGGGTGGGGACGATGCGGTCTTTGCCTGCCTTCGTCTTCTTGCCGCCTCTCATGTAGTTCTCGGCGGTGTTCACCTCATCGAGATCGAGCATCTCGGATATGCGCCAACCCGAATACAGCAGTATCAGCGTGAGGTCGCGGAACTCTGAGCGGGGCATATCCCAGAACAGCTTTATATCATCCTCGGTGAATGCCTTGTGTATCTCCTTGTCATCCACATAGCGGGCGACCACGAACTGCGAGTAGTCCTTTGCGATCAGCTCATAGCGCAGGGCATATCGGTAGATACCCTTCATCACGGTGATGATATTGCGCACGTTCGCCCTGGATGTCTCGGAGTAGCGGTCAACTATCTGCTGCAGGTGCTGCAGGCGCAGCTCGGAGATGGGGCGTGCGTGTATCTCGGTGCATTTCCTGAACGCTTCAAGGTAGCAGAGCTCTGTCTTCCCGGAGATCTTCTTCTCGGCGATCCACTTTTCATAGATCTCGCCGAAGGTGGTCTGCCTGTCAAGGTCGTAGGGCGTGCGGTTGAATTCGGCGAGGGCGATTATCGCTTCCTGACGGGTGGGATAATAGCCGATGGTCTTCCTGTTCTCTTTCAGGCGGAGCCCGTCCGTGGAGTAGGAACAGGCATAGCGCACCCAGTACGGGCGGCGGCGGTGACCTTTCAGCTTGGTTATCGTTCCGTAGCCGTTTGGATTTCTCATATTGACTTTTCAAGCCTGTTATGGTATAATAGGCTTAACTCCTTTCTTTCAGGTATAAGGAAAAATGGAGAACCCCACTTGAAAACCGTCTGTTGCCGCAGGCGGTTTTTCTTTATTTACAGGCGTTTGCGGGCTCTCTGTGTATTATTCTAATGTTAAAAAATTTTATGCTGCAAGAGCCCTGTTCTGTGCGGGCTCGGCGGCAGACTGTAACCAGTGTGTCACCAACGAAGAAAATAATTCCCTCTCCGATGGTATCCGATAAAAAAATGCTCACGGAGATTTTCCGCTCCCTCTGAACTGTTTAAAAAAACTCGGCAGTTCAGGGGGATTTTCTGTCCGCTCCCGTCATGCGAATGGTTTGAGCGGTTCGGGGATATCCTCCACCGTGGCGGTCGCCTGATCCTGACGGATGGACTGCAGCTTGTTGACCATTTCCGTCATTACTTTGTAGATGATGACCTTCACAGGCTGTTCAAGTGCATCAAAGGCTTCCCCGAACTCCTCGGGTGAAAGGCGGTAGGAATCGTCTATGCCGAGTGCAGTCAGGATATCAATGAATGCGGGCTCTTTTATCTCTGTACGTCCGAGAAGATAATCGGCTGATACTTTGTAGTAGTCTGATATAGCACAGAGCGTGTCAAAATTCGGTTGACGTTCACCTCTTTCATAGTTTAGATATGCTGAGGTTGAAACGCCAATTTTTGAAGCTATTTCGCGGGCTGTTAGATTGTTCTGCTCTCTTAATGCTCTTATGATTTGATTAAATTTCAAAGGAATCACCTCTAATACATAATATCACGAAATGAAATAAAAGTCAATATAATTCATATTGAAATATATATACAAAAATATTTATTCGTTTTGTGCAAAACATAGAAAATTTCATATCGTGAGAAATTACCTTGACATATATTTCAATATGTGGTATTCTGTATTTGTACCCAATTTCAAACTCCTTTCATGGCAAATCGGAAAGACGGTTGACCGCAGGGACAGACCTGTTACATAAACCCTACCACACGGAGGATAATGATATGACTATGACAAAGAAACAGGCACAGATGGTATATGAGCAGATAACACCCGAGGAACAGGTGATAATGAGCAGTCTCATTACCCTTTCATACGTTTTCAGCAATATGAAGAAAAAGCTGGAGATGGCACAGGAGACTATCGACCGCATGAACAAGGAGGCGAAAACGTGATAGAGGTTATCGGTGTGGAACCCGTATCTCCCGATGGTGACGAGGACAAGGCACGGTTCTGTCTGAAGCTCGGCGAGCTCATCGGGAGATATACCAGGAACATCGAGGTAGAGGAAATACGGTACGAACAGGACGATCACAACGAATACGCAGTCATACATTTTGTCAACGGCTACCGGAAGCGCGTGTGTATCACGGCGGACAGCTGTCTCGGGATAATGCAGGATGTATACAAGGCACTGATTTAGGAGGATACTATGAATTTTAATGATGTTTACGAGTTTTTCAGGAACGGCGGCGGCGATAGTGCGGAAATGCCGTATTATTTCATAGCGCTGAATGATGACACTGCATTACAGGCGAGCGGCGCTGAAACGTTTGCGGATGTGGTCAGGATGCTTGTGCTACATATGGACTCTGTAAGAGATATTATAAATCAGCACCCGAATAATGACGTTATCCACGTGGATCATATGGATGAAGAGACATGGGCTGAACTATTGCCGCATCTCTATAGATCAATGGATCGGGAAGCGATGGTAAACATTGATCTGTGACACAGGATACGCAGAGCGGCAGTCCGGGGACGGCTACAATCCTTTAACTATAACAAGGGCTTATTATACCTGCCTATATCCCACTCGTCCCGATGGGAGCGGCACCTATCCTCTGCACCACTGCCCGAGATTCCCATAGGGCAGGACCTCCGAAAATCGTTGACAAATCGGAAAGACGGTTGACCGCCCGGACAGACGGGCATATTCTTACAAAGGGGAGATAATATGAGAGAATACTACACACCCTGCGAAGTGGGGAAGCTGCTCGGAACTACATCGACTATGGTACGCCTCGCGATACTCCAGAGAGCGCCCGGGTGGGAGACAGTGCCGTACTTTATGTGCGGGCGGAATATGAAGATACCCTGCAAGCCCTTTGACAAGTGGTTCGGCGGACAGCACGGGCGCAGTCTGAGGGTAAAGCTGCAGGCGGTAAAGGATGAGAGGGAGCAGGCAAGGATATCTCCGCTCCCGCAGGAAATCAAAAAGGTCAGGGTAAAGACAGTCAGGGCGAAAAGGAGCACGGCGGTATGAAGACAGTGATCTACAAGTGCGACAAGTGCGGCGCAGAGTTCAGGGAGATCAGCTATGACAAATACGGAAACTATGATTCACTTCCCGAGATAGATCTGTGCGGGCTGTGTTTCAATTACTATAACAGGACATTCAGAGAACCGCTGTCGGCACTTCACGAAGAGCGGCAGAAATGGCTTTCGGAAAGGAGCACACAATGACACCTGCACAGAGGGGAGTAATAGATAAATATCTCGCCGACCTCAGAGGGGCGACAGATTCCTATCAGCTTTACTGTATGGAGGACAAGGCACACGGGGCGCTGTCCTTCCTGCTCGATACACAGACGATCACCCGTGAGGAATACGATAAGCTCTACGGGGAGCTGATGAACAAGGTAGGAGAAGCGGAGGCGGCACTCGGCATATGAGACAGACACGCAAACAGACCTATGAAAAGGCTATCGAGCTGTGGGGAGCGGATAATCAGGTCAATCAGGCGATAGAGGAGCTGCAGGAGCTGGGTATCGCACTCAATAAGTTCAGGCGCAACAGCTCATATACAGAGTGCAAGGACAGCTACAACTCATATCGCGGCAATGTGCTCGAAGAGATCGCCGATGTCAGGCAGATGATAGGACAGCTCATCCTCATATTCGACTTCAAGGATCCCGAACTGCAGGAGATGTCCGATATAGTTCTGAGGAAGCTGCAGCGGGAGATAGATCACGAAAGGGAGAAGCGGCGGGGATGAGCAGGAAGAGCAACAAACAGATGCGCAAGGAGCTTTACGGTCCTTATTATAATCCGCACAGGACACAGAAACAGGTGGACAGGATACGCAAGGCGCTTATCGGCAGCAAGGTCGGTAAGCATACAGACCGCTCCCTGAGCAAACGGGAGCGGAGAGGAGAGAGCTGATAATAATGAACAGGATGAGCCGCAGAAGGTCTCACAGGATAAGCAATTTCGCCGCTGATATGCTATGGTGCGGATTTATCACGGGATGTATCGCATTCTGCACGATATTCGCGATAACGGACAAGCCCGAACCTCCCGCAGAGGATGTCCAGGCGGCGGCGGAGATGGTCACTGCCGAACAGACGACCGCTCCCATAATCGAAACAGACAGGTACATAGCTATGGATGTTCCCCAGGGGGACACGGCTTTCAAGAGCTATATGTCATACAAGGCGATCACCAACACGCTGTCTCATCAGTACGACCTGCAGAAATACTGCTGGACGGACGGCTGCGGACTGAGGCGCTACAAGACATACTACGTGGTAGCTCTGGGGACGTTCTATGCAGATTACATCGGGGAGCGGTTCCGTATAACCACAGATGAGGGTAACGTCATCGAGTGTGTCGTGGGGGATTTCAAGGCGGATCGTGATACGGATGAACGAAATCAGTACACACCTATGCAGGATCGCAAGTGCGTGGTCGAATTCATTGTGGACACACGGCTGCTTGATGATACAGTAAAGCGCATGGGCGATGTATCGTATATAGACGACTTCTCGGGAAATGTCATCAGCGTGGAGGCGGTAAAGTGAAGCAGTTATCCAGGGCGCTGATGAATAACGACATAGGCTACGGCGGATTCTATGAGCCGATGCGGGCGCTGCCTGTGACAAAGCTCGAACGTGAAAAAGAGCGCAAGGAACAGGCGGCGGCATACCGTAAGATGATAGAAGAATACAAAAACCCTCATTTTTGCAGAAAAACTGCAAAAAATGACGTTTTTGAGCCCGAAAATGCGGAAAAAGTGCAGAAAACGGCTCAGAAAACACCAAAAAGCGTACAAAAGGCAGCGGAAACGGTCAGAAACGCTGCCAGAAGAATAACACGGGAGCGGAACAAGGCTCTCGATGATGCTGCGATGTGTGTGCAGCATATGGGCGACAACTTCAACAGGATGATAATATAACGAGGTGCGGTATCATGAGTGAAATGAAGTGGATAAAGATAGTCACGGATATCATTGACGATGAAAAGATGCTGATGATAGAGATGATGTGCAAAGGCTCACGCCGTGATACCGTTCAGCTGCTATGGTTTGAAACACTTGCACTGGCAGGTAAGCTCAACGAGGGCGGGCGGCTCACAGTCAACGGGATCCCGATGGACGAGAAGGCGCTTGCAAAGAAATTCAGACGGGCGGGGCGCACGGTCGCCTTCGCCTTTGATATGTTCATAAAGCTCGGTATGGTCACCAGGGATGAGGACGGGGCGTTCTGTGTCGTCAACTGGTCGAGGTACCAGTCCGATATGTCCGATAAAGCGGAAAAGTCCGAGTATGACAAAAAGAGATATCAGGAAAAAAAGGCGAAAGCTGATGAAGCGGATGAGCCTTCCGAAAAAAGTGAAAAAAAAGTGAAAAAAAGTGAAAATTCCACTTTTTTCACCGGACAGAATAAGAATAAGAATAAGAATAAGAATATATCTTCTTCTTCCTCTTTATCTCCCTCTTCAGAGAAAGAGGGAGAGGAGGAAGAAGAAGAGGAAGAAGAAGAGAAAAACGAACTGGTCGACAGGATCGTTGACAGCTACAACAGGATATGCACATCATATCCGAAAGTGGAGACCATAACAGCAGCTCGGCGGAATATGGTCATCCAGAGCATGAAGGAGCTGCACGCAGGTGTCGCCGATTATGTGAAGATATTCACCCGTGCTCACGACAACGACTTCCTCAAGGGGCAGGACGGGAAGAAGACAAAGAACTGGAAACCGAATTTTGACTGGCTGATAAATCCGCAGAATGCTACGAGGGTGCTTGAAGGATGCTTTTTTTCTCCTAAACAAGGCGGTAACGGCGGTAATTATGATGCAGCGGCTTTTGAGCAGGAGCTTATCGACCGTGTCATTGCGGCTGAGGTGTGACAGATGAGTTACAGCAAATACCACAGTCGGAAGGTGACACGGTACGGGGAGCGGTTCGACAGCTGCGCAGAGGCATCAAGATACACTCAGCTGCGCCTTATGGAACGTTCGGGGATGATAAGCGATCTGCAGCGACAGGTCAAATTCGTTCTGATACCCACACAGCGGGATGAGCGTGGAAGGCTCCTTGAACGGGAGCGGTCGTATATCGCGGACTTCGTGTATATGCGGGACGGCGTGAAAATCGTTGAGGACGTGAAGGGCGTGCGGACGGAGCTGTACAAGCTCAAAAGGGCGCTTATGCTTGAGCGCTACGGCATACGGATAACGGAGGTAGATGCGTGATGCGGCTGAAAAAAGATTACAGCACAGGCGGCGCGATCAGCAGGGCTCTCGATGAGATCATCAGGCGTGAAGGCTTAAAGGACATTGATGAGCTGTGCGAGCGGCACGGCTTTAAAAGCAGCATAGTCAAAAGCCTGTGTATCCACGAATACCAGTCTGTTGAGATGATCGGGAAGATATGCAGGGCGTGCGGCATATCCGCTGATAATCTGCTCGGTCTGGCGGTGGATCTATGAGACCCGAATACGCCAGACGCAACCTGAATAAGCCTGTACTGATAAACTCTCCAAGATTCGACAGGGGCACCGTGATGCGGTTCAATGCCGTGATACTGCGGCAGGATGCGAACGGGCGCGATCTGTACACGGCAGAGGTGCAGGATATGAGGACGGACAGGACGGTGTATATCGTTGCGCTGGACAGCGTTGAGGAGATAGAGTATGAACAGTGTACATTTGATAGGGCGGCTCACTTCCGACCCTAAGATAAATCAGGCGCAGTACGGGATAGTTGTGCGCTACACCCTTGCAGTTGACAGGCAGCGCTCAAAAGAGGGCGAACAGAACACGGACTTCATCAGCTGCGTGTGCTTCGGGAAGGCTGCGGAATTTGCACAGAGGTATCTGTCAAAGGGGATGAAGATAGGCGTTGAGGGCAGTATCAGGACAGGCTCGTTCCAGAAAGACGGACAGACTGTCTTCACGACTGATGTGAATGTGCTGCGGCACGATTTCTGTGAAAAGAAAGACGGTCAGCAGTATCAGCAGCGGCAGGCGGCACAGAATCAGCAGTATCAGAGACCGCAGATGCAGCAGCAGGGATATCAGCAGTATCAGCAGCAGTATTACAATGCTCCTCCGCAGCAGCATCAGCAGATGCCGCCTGAACCTTTTCCGCTTCCGCCTTATTGATAGGTGATCGCTATGAAAGAGATACTTGAAAAAGCTCTGTCTGCTCTGCGCAGATATGTCTACGCCTGTGAGGACTATGCGAGGTACCGCAGTGTCATCAGCAAGCCCAACATCGGCGATGCGGGCAGTTCGGGGGATAATTCGATAGAGATCAAATATATCCGTGCGGTTTACTACGGTGAGCTGCTCGAACAGGCGGAGCGTGCTCTGGACGATGCACGCAGAGAGGCTTTTCAATGTATCGGTAATGTGGGCGATCCTATCGACAGGGAGATACTGGTAAGCAGATATATTCACGGGGAATCCTGGCGGATGATCGCGGGACGGATGAATTATTCAGTTCGCCAGGTCATCAGGCGCAACAACCGCACCGTGCGGGAATACGAGGATACTCCCGAAGGTCTCAGATCGTGATACCCCCCTACCGGAAAAATTTTTTCAAAAAAAATCCTTTAGACA